GAGGACTGCGTGAGTGCCGCAGTTGTCGGTAATGATGTTTGGTGTGGGGTCGCCGTGTTGGGGACATCATTACAGGAATCTCACAAGAAGTATCTTGCGCAGTTCTCAACAGCCATAATTGCTTTAGACCCTGATGCTTTACCCAAGACATTGGCAATGGCAAAAGAACTAAGAGGTCATGTAAATGATGTTCGTGTTCTTCGCTTGACAGATGACTTGAAGTATCGTAATCCAACAGACTTTGAAAACCTAACCAACATAGGAGTATGACAACATGGAACTATCCCTAATACGAAGTTTAATGGACAAGTCGTTCTACGATGACCATCGTGGTGCTAAGTGTCCTGACCGCCTGTTCAGTAAGGATGTGCGTAAGATTAAGCAGACCATTGACAAGGCGATGGACACATACAGCCGTACCGTATCACCTGATGAGGTAGAGGCATTGTTCATGTCGGACAACCCGACACTAACTACAGCACAGAAGCAAGCCTATGCTAGTCTGTTTGCCTCTGTGAAGAATGAGAACACGATGGGCAGTGACATAGCACAAGAGGTGCTGTCCAAGTTGTTCCGTCAGGTAATTGGTGAAGACGTAGCCAACATTGGCTTTGATATGGTCAACGGTGATGCCAATACGCTGGAGTCATTGCGTAACCTGCTTGAGATGTACAACGATGACTTCATTCCCAACATGAAAATTGAGTGGGATGACATCAGCATTGAGACATTGATGGCAAAGGCTGAACTTGAAGCACGTTGGACATTCAACATATCACCACTAACTCGTAGAGTTGAGGGTGTATCAGGTGGTCAGTTGATTGAGGTAGGCGCACGTCCTAACACTGGTAAGACATCATTCCATGCCAGCCTCATTGCCGCACCGGGGGGCTTTGCACATCAGGGTGCTAAGTGCATCATCTTGTGTAACGAAGAACCTACCCACCGTGTTGGTGCTAGATACTTGACTGCCGCTGCTGGTATGTCTGCTCGTGAAGTACGAGAGAACATGAGTAAGGCACAGGCACTGTATGCACCTGTCATGCAGAACATTAAGATTAAGGATGCAGGTGGACGTGATATGTCATGGGTTGAATCTGTATGTAAGTCATACAAGCCTGACATACTTGTGCTTGACATGGGTGACAAGTTTAGTGTAGCAGGTAGCTATGCTAGAGAAGACCAAGCCCTAGCCGCTTGTGCTATCTATGCTAGACAGATTGCCAAGACGTATGACTGTGCTGTATTCTACATGTCACAGTTGAGTGCAGATGCAGAAGGACGTACCACACTCAACCAGAGTATGATGCAGGGTAGCCGAACAGGTAAGGCGGCAGAGGCTGACCTGATGTTACTGATTGGTAAAGCCGCATCTGTGGAAGGGCAGGAAGAAGAAAGCCCACTGCGTCATGTCAACATCGTGAAGAACAAGTTGAATGGCTATCACGGTATGGTAAACTGTAACCTAGACTATTTGACAGCGAGGTACGAAGGATGAAGCTAACACTTGATGTAGAGAACACGGTCACAAAGCATGACAAGAAGATGCACCTTGACCCCTTCGAGCCAGACAATACACTGGTGATGGTGGGTATGCTTACTGACCAAGGCGTGGAACGTCACGTGACCTTTGACCACAGTGAGGTTGATGCGGATGACTTTGGGCATACAGTTGTACAGGAATGGCTGGACAAGGCTACAGTTCTGATATGCCACAATGCCGCACACGACTTGCTGTGGCTGTGGGAGAGTGGGTTCACGTATGATGGTCCTGTCTTTGACACAATGCTTGCTGAGTACGTCCTACAGCGTGGGCAGAAAGAGCCACTATCACTTGAGGCTTGTGCTGAACGCTATCAGTTGGACACACAGAAGCAGGACACATTGAAGGAGTACTTCAAGAAGGGGTACAGTGTTCGTGATATACCGCATGACGAGTTGTCACACTATCTATCTGCTGACCTTCATGCCACACAGCAACTTGCTGACAAGCTGATGTATCGTCTGAATACAAAGGACGATGGTGGCTTGATTGGTACTGTTGACCTGACTAATCAGGTAGCTGTGTGTCTGGCACGTATCTATCAGCGTGGCTTTGCTGTTGACATGACAGCACTCAACGATGTGCGTACTCAGTTTGAGCAGGAGCGTGATACCTTACAGGTTGAACTGCAACAGCATGTTCGTAATCTAATGGGTGACACACCTATCAATCTTAACAGCCCAGAGCAATTGTCTTGGGTGATATACAGCCGTAAGGTGTTGGACAAACCTTATTGGGGCAGTGCCATTGACCCTTACATGGATGATGCAGAGTTTCGTAGCCTGATTGCAGGTTGCACAGAACGTATGTACAAGACCAAGGCTGTTCAATGCTCTACCTGCAAAGGTGCTGGTAGAATTAGAAAGGTGAGGAAAGATGGAAGTTTATATGCTAACGCAAACAGATGTACTGATTGTGACGCTATTGGCTATGTGTTTAATCCTACTAATCAAGTCGCTGGGTTAAAGTTCAAGCCACCATCAGCTAAGTGGGCTAGTGCCAATGGCTTTAGTACTAGCAAGGGAAACCTTGAGTTGCTTGAGGCATCAGCCAAGACACACGGTATGGATGATGCAGTAGACTTCCTGTCTAAAGTACGTAGACTGTCTGCTGTCGAGACATACCTGTCATCATTCGTTGATGGCATACAAACGCATACCAAGCCTGATGGTAAGTTGCATGTACGTTTATTACAGCATCGCACCGCAACAGGCAGGTTTAGTGGGGCAGACCCTAACATGCAGAACATGCCACGAGGTGGTACGTTTCCTGTGAAGAAGGTGTTCGTGTCTCGTTTCGAGGGTGGCAAGGTACTTGAGGCTGACTTTGCGCAGTTGGAGTTTCGCGCCGCCGCATTTTTATCACAAGATGGAGTTGCAATTGAAGAAGTATCTACTGGATTTGATGTACATGCATACACCGCTGAAGTTATTAGTACCGCTGGTCAACCTACGAGTAGGCAGGATGCTAAAGCGCATACGTTCGCACCGTTATATGGAGCGACAGGCTTTGGAAGAACGAAGGCAGAAGCAGCGTACTACGAACACTTCAACGACAAGTACCAAGGAGTCGCAGATTGGCACACCCGACTGGCTTCGGAAGCTATAAACACTCGTAAGATAACAACCCCATCAGGTCGTGAGTTCTCATTTCCTGATGTAAAACGTAATGTTCGTGGCAGGGTGTCGCACTTTACACAGATAAAGAATTATCCTGTGCAGTCATTCGCCACGGCAGACATCGTACCTGTGGCACTATTACACATAGATAAATTACTTGACGGTATGCAATCCTGTGTGGTAAATAGTGTTCACGACAGTATCGTCATTGATGTTCACCCAGATGAGGAAAGGAGTGTAATTGATATCATCAACAAGACTAATGACGATTTACCAAACCTAATAGTAATGAGGTGGGGCGTACAGTTTAACGTGCCATTATTACTTGAAGCAAAAATTGGTTATAATTGGCTTGACACTAAAGACGTAGCCTGATATAACTATGGTTCTTTGACACTGATATAAGGAGTATACAAATATGACAACATCAATCACAACAATTGACACTAACAACTTTGCAGAGATGGCAAAGGCAATGGGCATGTCAGCGGATGCTAATGCAAAGAAGCAGTCTAGCACACTGGCACGACTACGCCTCAATCACTCTGCTATCATGGGTACTGCCGATGTCAACGGCAAGAACGTCAACATGGAAGTAGTTCCTGCTGGCACATACAAGCTGGAGATTCCTGACGGTCCGACTTACTACGCACAGTCAGTAAATCTTCGCCCATACTTGCAACGCTTCATGTACAAGCGTTTCATCAAGGGGCATGGTAATGTTCCTAATCGTTACGTGAAGACAGTCATGGCTGATAACCTCAACATTGACCTCAAGGACAATGATGGCGGCTTCAACTGTGGTAAACCTGCGGGTTACATCGAAGACTTCAAGTCACTGCCTGAGAAGACACAGGAACTAATCAAGCAGATTAAACGTGTTCGTGTAATGCTTGGCACAGTTGAGTTAATTAATCCTACTGATGAACAGGGTAATCCTGTTGAGGTAGGTGAGACTGCATTCATCTGGGAGATTGAGAATCGTGACGCATTCAAGGATGTAGGCACTATCTTCAACAAGCTAGGCAAGATGAAGCGACTACCTGTACAGCATCATGTGCTTGGCAATACAGAGGAACGCAAACTGCCTAACGGTAATAGCTTCTTCCTACCTGTCGTGTCACTTGATGTTACTAAGACACTTGACCTTGGAGACAATGAGCATTCAGTGTTTGCTGACTTCATGTCATGGGTAGAGAATTACAATACCTACATCATCAATGCTTACGCAGAGAAGGCTGTTAGTAAGCACGATGAGGACTTAGACAGTATCGACATTGAAGGGGTAGTCGATATTGAAGTTGAAGAAGAGGTAGCGTAATGAACCATCCTGCTGAACTGTCGTTGCATCAGTATCTGGAAGATGCGGTCAAGGGCAAAACACGAATGTCTAAGAAGACAATAGACCAAGTAGCCAGTGACATAGCGGATGCATTGCAGCGTCAGTTTGGTGGGGAGAGTAAGCGTGACGAGTTTACTCTTCGTATGTCCAACATTGGTAGACCACCATGTCAGTTATGGTTTGAGAAGAACCACCCTGACAAGGCACTACCAAAGCCAACAACCTTTATGATTAACATGATGCTAGGTGATATCGTT